AATTGTTTGTAATGCTTCGTCAGATTGTAAAAATACAACGCAAAAAAAGAAACAGCATTGTAAAAATATTAAAAGTTTTAAACAGTTTTCACGTATTCCTCATCCGAGCCGAGCGAATCAATTTCAATGTGGAAATCAAAATGCAGCAACCCGGCATCGGCTGAAAATGTATCGGCAACATTTGAGGCATTCCTGAAAAGCCTGCAAACCAACATGGAGCTTATTGTTTTCCCGGCCCCTGATATGGCTGCAAAAGGAGATAAATAATGCCTGTATCCGACAAAGTTTTCCGCCGGGGCTGATACATTTGTATAAATTGTCGTGGCCGCCCCTGCTGTTACGCCTAAATTAACCCATATATATTCAAGCCCCCAACGAACAACAGAGGGTTCGCCAGCGCTGGCGTCCGGGAGCCAATGGACATGCGGATAAATATCTGTCCCCTCCTTCCATTTGTGCGGGAGCTGAACGTTGAAAAACACTTCCTCATCTATTGTTGGGTCGAAAAAATGTGTCCTCAATCCCCCAGTAAACACATCAAATCCTGGGTCGCTTTTGCCTGCTAATTTTGTGGCGTTTGCATTTACAGTCAGGACATCGAAAACCGTTGCAGCGCCCAAAAGCCTCAAGTTCCCGGCGGACGAAATATCTATATAATCTCCCTTCCCTATATCCCCAAATTTCCCGCTCCTTGATTCAATGCCAACGAGTAGTTCGAGGATATCTGTTTCGGTGATTGGCGAAATAACGCCCCCGGCCCGTTGCCACATTGATTCCGGGGCGTCAACCACCACAATCTGTTTGTTGGCGTTAATGTATAGATATTTATTCCCAGTTAACCACGTGAGCTTTAAAGCCCTGGCAACATTTAACTCATCAACAGTTATTGATTTCATTTTAAACCCTGTTTTTAATTAGTTGAATATAAAGATTTACCTCCCCGGCCTCGCCTGACATTGTAAAGTAAACAACAGATGCATTGGGCGAATCATGATGTACTGATGCGACAATCGGGGTGTCTGTAACCAGCGGGTGGATTGCCTGCATTAAATCATCATCGCTGGCCGTTGTGCCTGCTATGATTGTAAAGTTAACTCCGGCCAGCCAGATACAGGTTATTGTATGCAGCAAATATCCGGCGGGGATATTTAACACCCGGTTCCCGTCCATGTTCAATATTTCAGTGTTCATGATTAAACTGTCGTTTGTCCCGTCGTCCGGGTTGAACCCGGTGTCATGAGTATTTAACCCAAGAACAGTTTTTTGCATTAACTCGGCGGAAAATTTATAAATATTTGAATTCCCCTGTTGCTCGATTGCAGCCTTTTTCGCTGAAACAAATGCAACATCATTCACAAAAAAATTATCGTGGGCCATTGCGATTGTTAACTGCTCGCAAATATAATCCGGGGCAAATGTTTCGAAAATCATTACCCGCTGAATCAGCTCTTTTAATTTTGTTTCATTGCCCTGATTACTGTAAACGGTAACGTCCCCGGCGGGCTGGCCCATTGCAAAGCTCGCCTCAATATGCATCACAGGAACAATCCCGTGAATATAATCCATTGTAAAATCGTTTTCAAAATTAAACCATTCCAGTTTAAGGTAGTTGTCCTCGTATGCAGCGCAAAGGACAGGCTCAGAAACCCATATATCCGTCCCGTCCGTTATTTCAAACGCCACGCACCCGGCGATGAATGTTTTATCGAAATCAAGGACAAACTCTGTATAATCATAATCGCCGATTGTATTAAGGCTGTCAGCCGCAATGGCCACCCAGGCGTTGTTATACCAGGCCCGGCATGTAACAGCGTCACCCGTTGCCGACATAGCCTGTATCCTTACGTCTTCGCCTGCATACCTTTGTTGATATTGCTGGTTGATTAACCTGTTGTTAACAGTATTTAACCCGTCAAAGGTATTATCGAAATTCGGCGGATTGCTGTCTACCGGGCGGAATCTGATGCTGTTGGCCAGCGAAATTGTTAAGCTCATTTTATCTTTTCATTAAATTGTTGAATCATCGTCGTTAAACGCACACATGGCCCCGTCCAAATCTGCGGCCCATGCTGCATTGTTGCCAATTATGTATTCAATTGATGTCCCGTCTGAATATTTTTTTGCCTTTAAATTATCAATCATCCAAACCGTTCCGTCTGATGCCTGTGCTGTCCTGTATTCAACGCCCTCAATGGTCAATACATCACCCTCAACCCAGCCAACATTAGAAAGGCGAACGAAACGGGCCTGCAAACCCATATTTTTATCCACATTTGCGGTTTCATCGCTTTTATAAAACGCCGTTTCTTCATCAAATTCATCCCTCGACCAAAGGTTTGATATGGCTGATACGGAGTAAGGCCCGTTGGGCAATCTAATCCCGATTGATGTATAATTGAATTTATCCGGGTCTACCAAAGAATCCAAATACAACGTATTGAGTTGGTCTATTGTAGGCAACGCCCACCCCGCCGGGGCAATGCGGTCACGATACTCGATTTCAGATACGTTATCCCAGTCATGATTGCGGGCCGACAAGGCCCCGGTCGTTAATGCGGCCCAGGCCGAATCGCCAATCACTTCAGGGATAGAGTCGCCATTGCGATAATGCCTCGTCGCAATATTGCAGGACACCCATTCTTGGGTTCCTATGCAGATTGTCGGATATACTATTCCTGACGGGTCAGTATAGGTTCCTGTCTCGCCATGCGATAAGGTGGTTGTTATTTTTACCGGGCGTATCGAGTTCCCGTACTTTTTTGTCGCCAGCCCGTCATCAACTATGCCAGTCAATGAGTCATTGCCATAATAAAATCTGACATGCATCCCGTAAAATGACGAGTAAATGTCTGATATAAACAAATACAATGTTTCTTTAAAAGAAACGAAAGTTCCGAGTTGGCTTCTATTCCCGTGACCTCTTGCATTAAAGCCGAATTGATTTGTTGCGCCCGGATTTGATATCCACCATGTCGTGCCAGCCTCTTTTAATTCTCTGGCTGCAATCATATATCCGCCCACATAATCGCTCAATATAGTGAAATCAGCCTTACTTGGTAACTTCCACCCCTCTGCTGTAATGCCTCGAGCATCGGTTGCAGCGTACCAATTATAATACAGACCCTCGGTTATAACTGTAACCTTTTCAATCAGAGAATACCAGTTATATAAATTCCCATGTTGGACGAATGAGGGCGTCACATAATCGAGATTCGCCCTTAATAGTTGTATGGCTGTTTTTTTGTTGCTGTTATTGCATTTAACATTTAACACCCAGCCGAATTTATCATCAGCTAATTTAATAAGCCCGTGAGGCGCCGCCTGCAATAGCTTAAATTCATCGAGCGAAATATATGATTCGATGACATACTTTTCGGGATGCCACAATGGCGTTGCTAAATTGTTTACAACTATATCAGCATTTTCAGCAACCTCCGGCTCCCCTGTTGCCTTTGATTTTAAGGTGGTAGATTTTTCGCTGCTTTGCCAACGTATTCGGCTTAACTGCCAGCGCTCCAGCATTGCCCTAAAATAACGCCCCCAGCGATATAGTGTGCGGGCCGGGGATAGAAGTAGATTATAATTTTGGTCGGTATCCGTCCCACCTATTGCATAATCGAACCCCTCGTTTGTTCGCAATTTATAATCAACGAGGTCACGAACCAAATCGAGTAAAAATATATGCTCATCGGCGTTTGTGTCTTTGCTATTATCCGCCTCCTGTATTAACTTTAATATCCCCGTGGTGTCGGCCCTGAACGGGCTTATTATATTAATCCCGTTATTTATTTTTAATATCGTTGTAAAATCTGACGCTGTATTAAATTCAAATATACCTCCGGAGCGGTCGTATTCATACGATTTAAACCCTATTTTTAAAGCATTTGCGAGCAGTTCCGGGATTACCTCCTTTTCAATTGTTTCCGTTTCAATGCGGTCAGATAAATCGAGGACGATATTTGTTTTAAACCAAAAATCCATAGGTTCAATCCTGAGCGCCCCGTTAACAATCCCAAGCCCTATGCAGTATATGGACAATGCATCAAAAAGGTCTTTCAAGTTTGTGCTCAACGTTTCGTTGTTACCTGTTAACCTACGAATGAAACGGCCAGTTGATATTGCCCCGATTAAGCCGTCCGTCGAGTAACCTAAATCGGTTCGACCCAGGAAATCTGAATAAACTTTATTTATTTCCCCGGTATATTGGGCAACAACCCGCTCGAATGCCTCATGATATAACAAAGATTTAACATTTCTGTCGGCTGTTGCTGTTATTGCGTTTGATAGGGTTGCATTTAACCCGGTATAAACAACCTCGTAATTCATGCCTGGGATAATCATCATTTCAAATTGCAAATAATCCCCGGCATTGAGCGATATTATTTCATTAAATGTAAAATCAAAATCCACCCGGTCTGTTACTGTTCTCCCGATTATTTCAACGAGCGTCGAAGATATAATTCCGCCTGCATTGTTGTACCTGTTTAATGTCCAGTAAAGTTCAACCTCTGGAACAACGCCATTAAATCGAATCCGGCCAACTATGTTCCCGGCGAAATTTAGGTTTGTATATGCAACAGAGGCATCCCTAAAAAACGCCCCCAAATAACTTCCGTAAATGTTGTCCGGCGTTACGGCTTCAGAGAATTCTGATGTTATTAATTGCATCGGAACCACATGGTCGGCGGTGTAAACGTTGCTGGCTTTGCGCCCATAAACAGCCGATTGAACTATATTAACACCGGGTATTTTCACGTATTTAAAAGGGGCGGAGTTAATAGCCTGTCCGTCAATTGCAACATCACGCAATAAATCAACATCAACGGCCTCCCGATTAAATATTTTTGATGTAAACCCGTTATCTATAATCTGAACATCAGCCGATATTTCATTGATTTTGTAGGTATTAAAATCAATTGCGCCGCTGAACCGTTCGGCATAAATTAAGGTATTGGGGTCGAGTTCTTCAACTAAAAGTGTGGCCTCAGCATTAACACCAAAAGCCTCATAACAGTTTTGAATATAATCCCGGCCCTCTTTTACAAACTTGATTTCGTTTTGCGTATATTTATTGAAAACACCAAAGTATTTCATATCACGGACAAACTCAAACTCGTCCGGTAAATATCCGTCCGGGGCGCTGCTTAAAACGAGCGTTCCAAAAACCTGATTATATAACGTAAATTTAAAACGTTTATCGTCCAGGCTGTTGTTTGCGGTGATTAAATCTTGTTGCCGACCCATTTTACCCTTTTGTTGAAGTATGTTTTATAATAACTGCCTTGTCGCTCCGTTATCTTACTCCCCCCGGCTTCGAAATATAGCTCCCTCTTGTTATTTATGGCGGCCACAATGCGTTCATTCCCGGAGCTGATACTATCCCGCAAATACTCGCTGTCAAAGCCGATACGGCCCTTATTTGCAGCCTGCATTATCTTCTCCGTTTCACGGTTTGTCAGGATTTGCTCCCCGCCTGCTAAATTAATAAAAGAAGGTTTGTCGATTACTGCTGCTTTGCCGTTTTTATAAATAATTTCCCGCCCTGCCTCCGCTACAAATGCAGGCCCCCGAGGAGCTGATTTTGTACCTTTTGCAAACCCAGGTATTTCCGGCAACGGCTTTGATAAAACAACAGCCGCCTGGGCCGCCCCCAGCACCCCGGCCAGGGCCATTAAAAATATGTTCGGAAATGCTGAAACAATGTTTTTCGCTGTGTCAATTGCAATACTAAAAACGGCCCCGGCCTTTTCTGCAACGGCCTGTTTCCTTTTTATTTCGGCCTGCTTAACTGCAAATTGTTTTTCGATGCGTTCTTTTGCCTCTGCATTATCCCCGACGGCGGCCAATTGCCTTTCCTTTTCCTGCTCGAGTGCAATGGATTCGTTCTCGAAAAACCCTTTAACAATGCCTGTCAATTCGGCCCCCACGCTCTGAATTGTGTTCAGGGTGTTTTGTAATGCCTCCCGGCGTTTTTCCTCATTTGAAATTGCGTTTTCTGTAACTGTATTATCCAGATTTTGCTCTGCTTCTGCTAATTGTGTCCGCAATTCAAGCCGCTTCGATTCTGTCAAATTCGTTGCCAACAGCTCTTGGTCGAGCCTCCTGATTGTGTTTTCAAGTAATTCAGCCTGGGTTTCAAATTCAATTTCCTTTATTTTGTCATTATATTCCTGGCTGTTTAGAACCCCGGCTGCATACTCATTTTTCACTATATTAACCCGTGCATCTGCCAGGCGGGCCACGATGCTGTTTTGCTCTGCAATGCTGGCCTCCAAAAATGCTTTGCGCTCCTTTTCCAGCTCCTTTTCTTTTTCGATACCCTGCTTTATTTTTTCAAGTTTTAAGTCTGCAATCTGCTGCTCAATGTCGTTTGTGATTTCCAGCTTTGTAACAGCGAACTCTTGGGCTGTTTTTATGCCTTTTTCAAGTTCAAAATCCAGAGCCTTTTGCTGTATTGCAGCCCGTTGATTAAGCCGCTCCTCCTCCGCTTTTATAATTTCATCTGTCAACTCCGTTTCCTTTTTTGCCTTTGTTAAGTTTGTGGCGTCAAAGTATCCGAGCTCCGCTTTAAAGCCTGCCAGAACTACTTTATTCTTTTCGTCCACGGCTTTTTTGGCGGCTGCTGCTGCCTTTTCTGCTGCTGCCTCTGCCTCATCTGCCAATGCCTCCATATCCAGCCCAGATGTGGCGGGTGCAATGGCAACGGGGTCAAGGCTCACGCCGAGTTTATTTGCTAATTCAATTCTCTTTGTAGTCAGGTCAATTGATTTTGATGACTCAGCGTTATAAGCCTTTTGGGCCTCCGTGAATTTACCTGTGTCAATTGCCAAAGATACAACGTTGCCCGTCACCATATCATTCTTTTCAGCATACTCGGCCAATGCCTTTGCATATTCGCCGATTGATATTTTCCCGGCCAAAAACATTGCTTTGAAATTAACTGCAAAGTCTTTCGATTTACCTCCGGCGGCGGCCAAATCCCCGAATACCTTATTTATGCCAGCGCCCAATTGCTCTGACCTTTTTGTTAAACTTTCAAATGCATCCGCCTCATCGTTTAACTGCTCATTTATATCATCTTGTCCCCGTTGCAAGAGTATTTTATTTAATTGCTGCTTATTGTATTCGGCCAAGTTTTTATTTAATGTTATGACAGAAATATTTTCGGCGTTTATGCCTTTTACAACTTCCGGGGCCAATGTTTTTAATTCTTCATACAATACTTTCCTCGTGGCCTCTTTTGTGTTTGCATCAGATAAAGCAATGACAAGGGCGTTGACTTTTGCCTTTTGTACCTCCATACCCTCTGATAATCTTTCAACTGGCGTTATTGTGGAGATTATTTGTTTGCCATAGCTTATTAAAGGATTAAGTATTTGCACCATTGCCCCGCCTGCAACCTCTTTTAAATCATTCCACATATTTTTCAATTGCACCAGCCCCCCGGTTCCAGCAAGGGCCGCCGCCCTGGCGCTCCCCCCGAACTCAGTTTGCAATTCATTTAATATTATAGCCTGGGCGCCTGCAACATCCCCGGCCTCCACCATGGTTGTTATCTGCTTTTTTTGAACCTCCGTAAATGCAACGCCGACCCGGCTCAATGCTGTTATACCTTTTATCGGGTCATTTAAAGCCTTTCCCATTTGTATTGATGCGGCTTTTAAATCTATTGTAGTCCCTGTCGACATAGCCATTGCAGTGGCCATATCTTGAATAAGAGGTATTGATTTTTCATATACCTCGCCCCTCACGTTTGTAAATGTCAGCAACATGGCCTGGGCTGATAATGTCATTTCATCACCAATTCTTGTAACCTTTTGAAGCTCGCTCGCCTGCTTTTTTAATGCCTCAACATTTTGCCCAGAAACGCCGTTTGTTGATTTCAATACTGCATTAACCTGGGCAATCCCCCTGGCCTGAACATCAAATAAATTTAGCGATTCGCTGATGCCTCCAAATAATTTATTGAACGCTCCAATTGCCAGCCCGACAACGGCGATGACTTTTAACATTGCCTCCTTATATTGCCCAATTCCCAGTTTGCGTTTGCCCTCCTCGCTGGCGTTTTGCTTTATAAGCCTGTTATTTTCATCGATTTTTTTATTATACGCTGCAACGGTTTGGACGCCCTGCTTTGTGGTAATATCAACCCTCTTTTTCGCCTCGTTTAAAGCCCTGTTTTGGTTTTCGGCATCCTTCAACGTTTTAACCTGCATTGAAATGGCTCGCTGTAAATCCTTTTCCTTTGCCTCCTGCTTTGCAATGTCTTGCAATGCCTTTTGACGTTGCCTGTCCAGCGCCTCCATTGCAGCCTTTTGCTGGTTTGCAATACGTGTGGCCTCTGTTGCTGCTTTATCCGCTTCGCTTTGCTTTTTAGTTGTCTCGGACGTTGATTTACTCACCTTTGTTATGGCTGTGTCCAATTGCGTTGCAGCCTGAAAAATAACTTTATATTGGTCAGCTATTTTGGTAAGCGATGCCAGATATTCTTGTATCTGCTTTTCCGCCCGTGGGTCGATGAATTCGTTTATTTCGGCCATTAGTGTTTGTATTTTTGCAACATTTTTTCCTGAGCCTTAACCCTTTCAACGGCTGCATCATAAAACTGCTCCAGTTGATAGAGTTTGCAATTCCTGTCAATTGCCCTCTCGAGCGTTATTTCAAGGGAAAGAATAAGTTTTTCAAAGTTCAATTTCGCCTCTTTTGCAGGCGTTTCCCCTTTTACGTCTGCAAATATTTCGGCATATTTACCGGAAAGCCGCTTGATGTCTGATAAAATAAGGTCAAAATCACCAGCAGATTTCGGATAATCGCCATATTGATTCTTAAAATACTCGAGCATTTCCGCCGGGGGCTTTTTACTAATTGTTAAGCCGTAAAACAGCGCCGGGAGGATATTATTTATTTTATTATACATAGCAATTTTCAACAATTGCTCATTGGCTTTTATAGATATTTCACGTTTGCTCATCATTATTGAAATATTGAGCAAAATGTAGTTATAAGCCTCCGCCGTCCAGCGCCTGGGTAAAAGGGCCGGGAAACGTTTTGTCATATTGATATCGCCCTTGTCAAGCATCATCGAAACCCGAGCGAGTGTTATACTATATTTGTCATGGTATAGGCTTAAAACAAAGGATTCCAAAGCCCCTTTAAATTTGCTCATCGTTTTAATAAATTACGAGAAACGAACATGATATATGAGTTTGTTACAATTTGCCGGGCCTGCTGCATGTTTGCTGACATTATGCCGAAAATCTTCCGGCCATAGCGCCCAACGAGTTTCCCGGTTTTGGGGTCTGATGAAGTAAATTCAACGCCGTTACGCAATACCAAAGTCATGTCCGATTGAAACGCCCCTGTGACAAAAAGGTCGGGCGTCCCTGGGGGGGCTTTGTACGATGATAGCTTTTCTTTAAACCATGCATATCCCCTCGAATAGTCTGGCGTTATCGGGTTCCCGTCACTTGTTAACCCCTCCCTCATTTGCTCCCGGTTTAAATTTGTTAACGCCTGTTTATTTATGAGTATGGACGCCACCTTTGATTGCTCCAAATTAATACTGCTGGCCCTCTTTGCCTGCTGCATTATGTTGCTATCTGCATTCATTTTCATTTAAACAAGTTTTAAAAAAAGGGGGCGATTTGCACTCGCCCCCATGTTATCCCTATTCGGGTTCCGTTGATTTCGCCGGGAGTTTGCCGCCGATTTCTTTATAGTATAACTCCCATTTTTCCGGTGGTTCCGGGACGCTGTCCGCAAACCATTTTTTGAATTCCTTCGGCGATAGTTTGCGGAGCGCCGGGTTTATACTTACTTTTCCCATTTTATGCCTGGATTGTTAACCTGTTCGAAAGGTGAGTAACAACGAGGGCGGCCACCTTTTTAATGCGGATAGTCATCCAGTCGCCTGCTGTAATTGCAGCCGGGACGACCCCCTTTTGCAAGGTGATTGTATAACTGCCAAGGCCATTATCAACCAGCACCCCTACAATCGGAGAAATAAGTCCGTTGGATGCAACAACCTCAAAATCTGCAACCAATAATCCGGCATATCCGTCGCCACAACGCTCGTTGACCTGGATGCTCACAACTCCGGCGGCCACCGTGCTGGTGGTCATTGCAGTAAGGCCAACAGGCATGTAGGTAATAAATTCGGTGGCTGCATTCCATTCGGGTGAAATCAATACGGCCTCTTCGAATTCTTTGTAGCTCTTATGGTTAATCCAAACCGGGTAATTGTTTTGGATATCGCCCTTGAGCGGAACGCCCTTTGTGATAGCTGTCAGCGTTGCGGTCAGCGGGAGGATTTTCCCGACAGAGTTTTTCCGCATCAGCAAACTCCCGTCACGGAGCAGATAGATAACACCATAATTGGCCTGTTTCAGCGAGCGCAATACTTCCTGGTAATCACAGAAGTTTGCTTCCAGATAAACCTTTGCGGACGGAACCGGGCTGTTGGTGATGATTTTTTTAGTCGAAGGGAGCTCGAGTACATTGGGGTCGGCTGTTGTTACTTCATAGTCGTACATTCCGCCCATGACGTAAATAGTCAAATCCTTTTGTATTTTATCTTTCCATTTTGCAAGTGAAAAAGCCTCGGTGAGCGAAGCGAATTCCATTGTTGCACTGGCAAAGATAACAGCTTCAACCTCTGACAATGGGACGGCGCAATTTGCGTTAATCCCGTTCGGTAAAAATGCAGAGCATGAATTTGGCATGATGAAATTGGTGTTTTAACATTGTGAATTAATAGTTACTTCAAAATCACTTAATTCAATGGCGTCAATATGGTCGTTCAATATGTTTGCCCCGTTTGATTGTGCCATTTGTGTCCCCCAAAAGAGGCGGTCTGTTTTGGTGTGCTGCATGTTGCCGCCGAACACCTTTGAGGCTTTTAAGGCCCTCAACAAATCGCCATATAAAGGGTAAAGAACAGGAATAAAACTGGCGGCATACCTTTGCTCGCTCAGTAATTCCCTCTCGGTTTTGGTTACCAATAGAATCCGGAGCGTTGCTGTTACAGGCTTAACCCTATCACGGCGCTCCGGGAAATCTTGAACCAAAATTATCAGCGGATATTTCTGAAAGTTATATAATTGTGTCGAATCGTCTAACTTTGTCAAACGGTTTGCAACCTCCAGCATGTGGCCGTGGATATAATATGGGGCCTTTGCCGCCCATGTTGTAAAGGGGAAATCAATACCAGAATAAACAATCGAAAACTCGGTTGGTGTTACCTTTTCAACAACATAATCAACGCCTCCAATTTTGACGACGTCGTTGTTTGATAGGGTGTTTTGTGTTATTAATTTTATCCCTTTAACATACGGCCCTAAAATCGGGGATTTTGCTGTTATGACGCCATGTTTGCGGATGCTGTTAACAACATCGCCAAACAGCGTTACGATTGAGATGTTAGAATCCGAAACTATTGACATATCCTTCAGATTTAAATTCCCATTCCGGGAACGTTGCTTTATTTGTTAACAGGTAATTAAACAAAGACGGTTCGGCGTTTTCGTATTCGTATGTATCAGGATAAAGAGGCTGCAACGGCTTTGCATCGCCGATAAGGTCGATATGTTTATTAAATGCAGCAACCAATTTATCAATAACAACGGTCGAAGATGCGTTTTCCGCCGTATTTAATACCTCGCCAATCCCAGTTGAAGATGATGCTCGTTCCCTTACAAAATTATAATAGGATAAATAAGCCAAAGGCGAAATTAAGTCCCTATTAATAAGCCCCTCCCATTTGCGGGTAATGGTTTTCCCGTCAAACGAAAAAGTAAATTCGGCCCCTTCTGTTATATCATTAAATCGCCCGGCTGTTGGGGCTGCAATAAACAAAGTATAAAGATTATATCCGAGCGCTCGCATTAATAGTTCACGTTCAGTTCTTTCGATAACCTCTGTTAATGCAGCAATTTCAGCCGGGGAGTTAAGGTTTGGCAGTTTGATATCCCCTTTGAAATATGTAAGGTCGATGAGCATTTTACTTCTTTTTTAAATTGTCGGCTTCCTTGTCCTGTTTTGTAGTGCGGGCTGGCTTCCCTGTTACGTTTACAGATGATTTTTCGTTGTCCTTAACAGTTTCCTGTTCGCTGTCTTTAATTACATCTGTTTTCACGGCTTCATCGCTTGTTTGGCTGCCTGAGTCGTTGTTTTCCGTTGCGCCCGGTGCAATACCCGTCTCGGGTGTTGCGGCCTGCTCAGGGTTTTGGATTGCGTCAGTGGGGGCGAGCGATTTCCATTCTACCTCTATCCCCCAGCGACGCAATTTAAGGTCGAGCTCCTTATAAAGAAGCTCGATTTTTTTATCCGGGCCAGTTAATATTAACTGCTGCATTACGGTTTCTCTATTGCAGTAATGGCATCAGCGAATTTCCCGTAAACAAACCAATATGGGTTATACAGGGGGAAAATAACTTCTTCCTCTGCAATAACTGTGATTTGGTTTTTCTTTTTGTCCGTTGTGTCTTCCGACAATTGCACGGTGAGCGGAGTGTATTCAGCTAATTCACAGGCCCGCTGGAAATCCCCTACAATAAAATGTCCCGCCGGGATTGCATTTGTTACGGCGATAGGCATTGCGGAAATATTCATACGGCCAGCGGCATCTCGTGATACTCCAATATATGCAGCATCGAGGTCTTTCAACAGCCCGATTTTCTCTGCTGTATTACTATGTAAAACACATCCGGTGGCCTCATATTCGCCAGCTGCCAGGTAAGCCTTTGCAACGCTAATCACGTCAAATTCCTGGGCGTTGTCGATGCTGTTATACCAGTACGATGTCCATGAACCTGTCCAGTTTGCTGCAACGGTGGCGTCGGCTGAAAATGCTTTGTTAATCAAAACAGTTTTCGTGTCAACCACGGCCACATTTGTATATGTTCCATTGTAAGTTCCCCCGGCTGTATTGGCCAAAGTAAGGTTATCCCCGTTCCTTAATCCGTGGGCTGCTGCAAATGATACCAGCGTTTGTGTTCCGCCGTTATACGTTGCGTGGGATGCAAAGTTTGTGGCAATATAGGAGCCGGATAAAGTTAAGGATTGAGCATTTTTAGCAAGTCCAGAAATATTATTCCCAGCACCGTCGCCAAAAATCAACTGAAAATCCTCAACAAACTGCAATTGGTCGGGCAAACGGGATAAAATCCAGTTAATAACCCAGCCGAGGCCGTTTGTTTTGAAATACCTTTTTGAAATCTCGATTGCCCGTGCAATACGTTTGACCGTCCAGGTGTTTTCCTTTGTTTTGAAAACGCTGGTTTGTGCCTCTGTGTTTTCAGCCAGCATCGTTGCGCCCATTGTAAATGCATCAGTATAATCAGTCACCTCCGGAGCAACAATAGAGGCCCCGCTTGTTGGGCGAACCGTCATGAGGTTTCGAACGTGAGTTTTACGCAAAGGGATATCACGAACATTTGCCGAAATTTCCGCTGGTAAAACAGACCCGGTGTGGTCTGCTGTAACGCCAACAGCCTTTTCACGGATTTCATCATACTTTGATTTTTCTACAATATCGCCTTTTTCGCCGATTGTATATTGCTGGGTTCCGCCAACAAAGTTTGTTTTCTCAAAGTTTTTATAATCCTCAGTCTTGAAAATACCTGTTAACAATGCAGCCATTTTCTCCCTCATTGTTACCGGGTTATTTTTTGCGGCCAATTGCACGATAATTCCCTTTTCTTTAAGGCTTTCAATCTCCGTTCCCTGGGTTTTAACAATGTCTTTCAATTCGGCATTTTTAAGCCCCATGTCGGTCATTGTTTGCTTAATTGCAGTTAACTCCTCGTCGGTGAAATCCTTGAGCTTTGCACTCAGCTCGGCCTCCTTGACCATGCCTTTAATGGTGTCGTTGAACTCGGTTCGTGCCTTTGTAATTTCTTCGGCCTGGGTTGATTTTACCTTATCGAGCAAGGCTGTCATCTGGTCTTCAGTCAGCCCGGCGGCTCCAGCTGTTGCCAGTGCAATTGCACCCCCGACCGTCCCGGTGAGAAACGGCATACAGATAATGGCAATCAGCGCAAACAGAGCCCCCAGAATAAAGGTGCTTCTTCGTCCGGTTCCAAAGAGTCCGAACCCTCTTTTTTCTTTTTTCATTTTTTTTTAAATGTTTGGTTAATTAATACTTAAATTTTGGCAATCACTTCGTCGATTGAGTATATTTTCACCCCGCTATCATTTCCGCCCGGCTGCTCTGCATTTGCAGTGGGCTTCACGAATGGCGCTGCTTCAAACAACTCGCTCATCATTTGTTTAATCTGTAATATTTGCAATTCAAAGGTCTTCATGGCGTTATCAGAAACGGTTCCTGATGTTAACTGTTTATTAAGCCTGTCCATTCGCTCAAATAACTTCATTTGGACAAGGGCTTTATCTGCTGTTTTAACGCCCAAATAAGGTGTCAGGCTGTTGGCCCCGAAAGCAACCGTGGATCCTTCAAAAAGGTTTATTTCCTTAACCAAATACATATATCCATACTTTGTTGCCTCCTCCGGGTTAATCAACATATCGACCATCATGTTCCAGCTTTCGCTTTCAACGTCGATATAATCCAATTGCAGGTAACGGAACCCGATTGAGTGATTGTCATAAATGCCTTCCTGGTATTTTATGAGCGTATCAGTCCCGTCCTCGGTTTCAGACATTTTTGTTTCGAAATAAATGCCTTTTACTTTGCGCCCATTAAACTCAACCTCGGCCTCCTTTAATACGATAATTTTGCCGGGTAATTTTGTCAGGTCATGAAATAAAGCATGTTTAATTTTGGCTGCTGCCTGAGAATCCGGCCCCCGGTCATTTATGCTCTTTGCCGCCGTCCCTGTTATTAAAACATCCCGGTCGCTGTCGAGGAAATAATAGGCATTGAACAAACCCGAAACCGTCCGGCTCTGCATGTCAACGTCTTTAATCATCAGGTCATTATTTTCGCCCTTTACTTTGTAAAAGGTGTCCATTTTCTTTTGCTTTTCAGCTATGACGGCGGACGGTTGAAGAAGTTCCATTTTATTGTGGTGTTTGCGTTGTTTGTACTGCTGTTTTTTTAATTACTGCCAGGCGCTCCGGCGTTAAATCCCAAATCCTGATATTATCTTCGGGCAATGCCGGGATATCAATTGCGTTGAGCCATTGTGAATAAGTAATGGCCCCCTGCATAAAAAGCCGCTCGTGGTATTCGCTGATGATTTTATAGCTTTCGGCCTTTTGCTTTTCGTTTGTTTGTAAAACAGGTATATGGTCGAAACAGCCTTCAATAATAAGCCCGTCCTCCGCTGTTTTGAGCCAGTTATTAATAGAGATTAAATCATCCCCGGCCTCCGGCATAACAGTCCCCTGATAAAGCCTGCGCTCCGATGCCTCTTGGTTCTCAAATGTTGCTCCGGACAGGTAAAGTTTCAAAAGTATTTCCGGGACGCCAAAAGCATTGCAAATGAGCATGGCGTCCGACGAAACTTCCTCAAATAACTTTAGCTCATCAATGTTCATTGATGTTTTTTGATACTTTAAAGGTATCGGCGAAAGTATGTACTGATATTGGTCTTCGAGGGTTCCGTATTTTTCGAATTCCTTTTGCACCTTTTTGATATCCGTTTCTGTCATTGGCAGTTTGCCGTTGGCATCCCCCAATTCGCTTGAGAAAAAGCCCAGGGCGCCCCTTTTGCGGATAATAACATTGCGGCTTTCAAACGCCATTTCAATGTTGCTCAAAGGCTTCCGGAGGCCCAATAATTTGCTTTTCCCTTTTAACACATCCCGGTCAAACCGTATGTTCGAATCGTTGCGGTGGAGTATTTGCACCGGGGCGAAGTCTTTGTTTGCGCCTGCAATATTAAGTATATATTTTTCAACAATACCTTCAATGGTTGACTGCTCCCAGAATTTACCTGTTAATGTATATGAAACGAGGTATGGCGGGAGCTGCTTTATTGATGTTATATTCGAAAAATTAAATTGTTTAAAGCCTGTTGGCAAAGAGCCGTAATCGTATGAGTTCCCAAAAACGCCGTAATTAACTTCCCGGCTGAACATCCATTCGGCCCCGCTTTGCAACGGGTTGGGCCGTGAGAGTAACTTTAACAATGGCTTCGCATCGGGGCGGATTGTGTTTTGGGCTGTAACATATTCGCCGGATTTGATATCCTTAACCTTTAAAATCATGTTTGATTTTGCCCGTGCCTTTATTTCAAGGACGGCCCGGAGCACTGGGTTTTCCTCCCAACAGCGGAGGAAATCAAGGTCTTCTGATAGGTTAATCCAGACGGCTGCTGATGACCCAACCCCGTAAAAGTCAGGGATTTCAGAGCGCTGTCCGTCTTGTTTTTTACCTTCGCCACGGTTAAAAAACTTCTTCATCAAATTCATGGGCCTGCTTTTGGGCAAATGTATATATATTTACATGAATTGTGGGTGATGTTTTTATTAAAACTTTTAAACAAAAAAAGCCCCGCCTGGGGCCTTTTATCATAGCAACATTTTTTATCTACCTTTTCATG